ACCAACAAACAAATTAGAAAGATTATTAATGTGGATATTACCAAAACAATTACACACCTCAGCTTATGCTCAGGATACGAAGGCATTGGGCTTGGACTCCGAAGCGTTCTCCCAACTCTGCGAGAAATCGCTTACGTGGAGAGGGAAGGATTCCCTGTCGCGAACTTGGTTGCAAAGATGGAAGCGGGAGAACTGGATGCAGCACCTGTGTTCACGGACGTTAAAACCTTCCCTTACAGAAAGTTTCGTGGATGCGTGGACATCCTCTCTGGAGGATTCCCGTGCCAACCATTCAGTGCTGCTGGAAAGCGTAAAGCAACTGAAGACCCCAGACACCTCTTCCCCTACATCGCAGACGGAATCAGAGAGTGCCAACCTAGAATTGTGTTTCTCGAAAACGTGGCAGGAATCATCTCTGCTAAGACTGGAGACGGAAATTCCGTTCTCCAATATGTCCTCAGAGAATTGGAAGGCTTGGGTTACAGAGCAACGGCAGGAGTATTCTCAGCGGAAGAAGTCGGCGCACCTCATCAGAGAAAGCGAGTCTTCATCATGGCCTACCGCAACAGTGTTCGACACGACGGGCGGGAGTTATCCAACCGAGATGGTGGATGGAGTATACCGAAGCAAGCACAGCCAAGAACCGAACAGCCCTTGGTATGGGGCGAAGCTGAAGGATGCCGTAGAAACTCACGAACAGAAATGGGCAACTCCGAACGTATGCGGGAATCACAACCGCAAGGGGGCGAGCAAGACAAGCGGGGACGGACTCAGCACTCAAGTGAAGAACTGGGCAACCCCCAACACGATGGATTATATGGAACAACGGAGTCCAGAGGCATTGCAGAGACAGTTCAACACAACCCGCAAGGGACGGACAGCACCTGCCAATCTCAGAGAACAGATTCACCCCCAGAACTGGCCAACAGTAACCGTGGGCGAGGAGAAATACAGGATCAAGGGCAACTCACAAGCGAGCAAGTGCCTGAGTGCAATGGCAGTTCGCGGGGAGCTTGGCCATCCAGACCAGGCGAACCCCAACACGAGTGGGAAGAGCCAAGAGTTACAGGGCAAGCTGAACCCCAACTGGGTCGAGCATCTAATGGGTCTACCAGCAGGGTGGACAGACTTAGGCTCTTGGGAAACGGAGTAGTTCCTGCTACCGCAGCCAAGGCATTCGTCACATTAATCCAAAGGTTAATATGAAATACACCTATATGCTCAACATGGACAACGAGAAGTTTGAGTCCTGCGATGTTGTCGTTCAGTTCCTTATTGACCCTTCTGGAACATTTGATGGATTCACTTCCATTACTTCTGACCGACCACTTTACTCTGGTGATCTAGCTTACCTAGAAGAATGGGTAATGCAGGGCAAGGATAAGTGGTATCCACGAATCAATAATTAGAACCAATTACCATGAAAGAATTAGAAAAAAGCCTTCTGGGGACAATCCTAAAGGCTGAGATAAACGATGGCTGTAATGCGCTATTGAACGAAGCAAAGGAGTCCGGCATCAACGCTGACTTCTTTACGGCTCACGACACCCGCACAATGTGGGAGACTATGTGCAAGTTGGACTCCAAGGGAGTTATCCTTGGCACGATGTCCCTGTTCACGGATATGTCCAAGGGTCAGAAGGGACTCGATGCTAGCTCAGTCTGGTCCACGCATGACGCGGGACTCAGTGAGTTGCATTTCAAGGGACTCATGGATGACATGGTGGAGTCCCATAGGACACGGAACCTTCACCGTCTCTCGTTAATAATCAAGGACGGCCTACAGGAGGGTAAGGACTCCGAGGAGATCCTTACTTCTATACAGGGTCAGTGCGATGCAATATCCTCTTTGACTCCTACAAGAGATACCCTACAAACTATTGTTGATCAAACATTTAAGGATGTTATAGGTAAGGTAGATTTCTCTAGATACCTACGGACTGGCATCCAATCCATTGATGATGTTCTGTACAGGGGTGGCTACGGATCAGGTCAGCTGTGCGTCCTAGCTTCACGGCCAGGGTGCGGCAAGACCGCCTACGCCTTGAACTTCTTGAAGAACGTATGCACGAATGGCAACGGTGTGCTTCTCTTCAATCTTGAGATGGGTGCTAGCCAGATAATGAAGCGCATCTTCAGCATCAAGTCAGGTCTACATATGCGTAGGTTTGAGGACGGGCTAGCCCCAGCGGACAAGATGCAGACACTTCGAGAGACTACCGAAACCGTCAAGGGTTGGAACTGCTGGATCCGTGACAACGTATATCGACTGGACCACATACTAGCAACAGCCAGAGGTATGCACAGAAAGCATAACGTAAATGGAATCATTATTGATTACTGCCAACTGATAAAGCCTATGTCCAAGAACATATCCAGAGAGCAGCAGGTCGCAGAGATCAGCCGTGAGTTGAAGCTACTCGCCAAGGATCTTGATATACCTGTTCTGTTACTGGCGCAGGTGAACCGTGAATCCGAAAGGGATGACCGATCACCTATCATGTCCGACCTCCGTGAGAGTGGAGCATTGGAGCAGGACGCTGACAGTATTATATTTCTGTGGCAGACACTATCAGAGAGGGAACAGGGGACTGACTACGTTCGCTGGACCCTAGCCAAGCAGAGAGAGGGCATGGGGTACACCCAAGGCCGAATACTCTTTAACAAAGGCACTCAGCAGATGGAGGATTACTCGCAGTTTATTTGATATGACCCGATCCCAGAAGCGGACAGTTCGTTACCATAAAATCATTGAGGATTTTTTCGGTGGATATGTCTGCAAAAGGTGTGGATTCAAAGGCAAGGCAGTGCAGTTCGACTGCCATCATCTGCCTGGACACGAAAAAGTTAGACCGATTACTCAATACCGAAGAACGGGGACTCGAAAGCAATTTACTGAGGAGCTAGATAAGTGCGAACTTTTATGTGCAAATTGCCACAGGCTAGAGCATTCCTCTTGACAGAAAACATAGGACACCTATGTTATAATTATTCTACCACACAAATGGTTCGTGTGTTAGTTGGTTCAATAGTATAAATACAAGGTAAGCCGAAGGAGTAATCCCAGGCGCAGTGCGGTTTTTTCATGGTCCGCACTTTTGTTCAGTCCTTGGGGGCTGTTCCGTAGTATAACTTCTCTAACATGAGAAGAGGACGGAGCAGCCCTTTTTACTATAAGGCTCCAGGCGGAATCAAGAATGGACGTTCGCCTTCTTTAAGCCTGCGCTTAAATTCTCTTTGTTCCTTCTGCTTTGTGAACCCAAAGATTCTGTTAAGGACATCGGACATAGGAGCGAGGGTCATTAGCTTAGTCCTCTCAACAGGAGTTCCCTCACCTAATTGCTGCACGGACTTTGTTATATCAACGAATTGTTGCAAGGCAACTGGTTGGAAGTAGTTAAGAGCAAAAGCTCCTATACCATCTCGTTTGATTTTGTAAGCAGAATACTTAGATATACCAAGAATACGAAGGCTATTATTAACCGCGTAGTCCGGAAGGTAACCTAAGCGTCCCGCGATTAAATCCTTCAGCATATCTACGGGCATACCAACCATTGCCATGAATACTATCAACTTGCTAAGATTAAGAAATGCTTCAGTCATTTGTTTATAATTACCCGTTGCATAACCATTTCTCATCTGACGAATATATAAATCATTAGTAAGATTTAATTGATTCACCAAGAAGGACTTCATTGTGTACAACAATCGAGTGTTAGGATTCTCGGCCTGCTTGAGTGGCATACGAGCCTTGGAGGTTGGCTGTGTCTCAGACAATCTTGAGAAGAGTGCGAGTCTCACCAGTGCGTTATTGCTGTCACCCTTTTGCAGCGCAGCCTTGAGTTGTATGATTTCTGAATCATTGAATCCCATGAACTCCATCTCTGCCCGGAACCTACGACCATTGGGAGTGTTGGCTGCGGCTTTCGCTATCTTTCTGAAGCGCATAAAGTTAGCCGTAATGTTAGTCTCCTTCATGAACTGATCCATGCGAGTGAACCCAGTAACTTTTAGACCCAAGCGAACAGCCTTGTCCATGAACAGCGGATCACGGAACTCCTCGGATACACGCTTTGAATCAATGCCCAGTAAATCAACACCCAGTTTCTGAGAGAGCAGTGCCTTGAATGTATTATCAACACCTGCTCGAGCCATGATGAATGGCATATCAAATACTTGCGATAGCGTGGATGTGAACTCCACCAGCAAAGTAAAGTAACTCGCTGCTCTGAGTCCTGAGAAGAACCTTTCTTCCTTGCCTTGCGGAGTAAGGATGACGCGGAAAACATCATAAGCAGTCTCAGTGTCCTCTGGAGTAATCTCTCCGCTGTTCTCTAGCTCGCGGAGTTCTCGTGCAAGTTCGCTTGCTGTTTCAGCTTTGCTGCCCTCAGCATCAAGAATAAACCTACGGCCTATGAGCCTACTGGTTTCTATTGCCTGAGTAGCACCATAAACATAGGACTCAAATGCTTCACCTGGTGAGGCATAGGCATCCATTAATTCATCGGGTATGATGTCAATGCTTCTCTTTTTGAGGTTACTAATACCTTTGCTGTAATTAGTATAAAGACCTCGGCGCATGAATTGATCAAACAGCATGGACTCAATCTCTAGGGTCTTCTTGTTCCCAAGCGTAAGTATTACTCCCTGCTCAAGAGGTAGAAGTTTTTTGACGGTATCGAAGTCCAAAGCCATCTCTGGCTTGTTGTGGGTTTTACTAAGTTCCTCTAACTTTCCGTGAACTAATATTGCTAAATCAGGACCCTTTAAATCTCTGTTTTCTGGTTGTGATACAACTAACTGACGGGCTTCAGTAACGAAGTTAAGTTCACTAATAAATTTACTAAAGGGTTTTTTGAGAGTGCCGCCGAAGTATTCTTTTACTTTCTTTAGATCCAGAATCTTACGAGGGAAATAGTCCTCGAGGTTGCCGGGTTCGTATCCAGCATTCACAAGTTCCGTGCGAACCTTATTAAGAGTAACTCTCACTCGAAGGTGGAAGTCATTATACATTCCGTATTTTCTTAACAGCAGGTCACGCTCCTTGATTCTTAGTTCGCCTTGCTTTGGATCCCTCTCAAGACTACGGCTGTAGTAGATGAGTTGAGTCAAGCGTTTCCTATCCTTCTTGTTCTTGATCTTATTTATTTTCTCAAAGAAGGGCTTTGTCTTGGTC